ATTTTCTACCCTCAAAAGCCGAGCTTGCCCGTAAAGTGTGGGCAAAGATGAACAGTGACTCGTTAGAGGCCGACGAGTTTGTAAAAGTGGCAAGGCTCTATGCTGAGGTTCGAGGTTTCATCGAGAAGCCCACAACAAACATAACTGCCAACACAAATTTGTTGCAAAATGTAATGGTTGTAAAAGACTCAGGCACAGACGACGAATGGGAACGAAAACTTTTGGAGCAACAGGCCAAACTTGTCGAAGCCTCGTCAGATTGAAAAGAATGTAATTTGGGAGCCAATCCCAGGTTCTTCCCAAGAGCTTGCGATTGACACTCGATGTCATCACACCCTTTATCATGGAACCCGTGGTCCTGGTAAAACGATTACCCAGTTAATGAGGTTTCGTCGAAGGGTAGGTCTTGGTTATGGTGCTTATTGGCGTGGTGTAATTTTTGACTGCGAGTTTAAAAATCTTTCCGACTTGGTAGCTCAGTCGAAGAGATTTTTCATGCAGTTTAATGATGGGGCAAAGTTCCACGAATCGGCTTCCGACTTCAAATGGACATGGCCTACAGGTGAAGAACTTTTATTAAGACATGTTAAGAAACTGAGCGATTACGACGGATTTCACGGCCATGAGTATTGCCTTGAGGAGAACCAACTTTTGCCTACCGAAGACGGCCCAGTTGCCATAAAAGATATTGAAGTAGGCAACAAAATCTACACCCCTAATGGTTTTAAGAGAGTTGCCCGAAAGTTCAATGTAGGATTAAAGAAGTGTGTTACAGTTTCAACCTACACTTCTGACGGGCGTTTACGCTGTTCGCAACTCCAATCGGAAGATCACCGTTTATTGACCAACGAACTAAAGTTTTCGAGAGCACAGTTGCACTTGAATTGTAATGTTTTGCAATTTGACGGAAAGATTCCCCTTCAAGAAGACTTTTACAAATTGCATGACGATAGTTGTCCAGATACCCAATTGTTTTCCTTTGAACAAGAAGATGGGGAAATCTCCTCCATAAAGTTTGGTAAGATACTCCGAACATTTTTGCAAGATCTTTTTTCTGAACACCTTTTTCTAAGGCATCTAGAACCTCTTCTTCTGGAATATCCTTGGCATGAGCAGGACTTGCCCATTGAACCCCATGGTGTTTTAAAATCTTTCTTGCAGTCGTTGGGGCACAAGGTAAGTCAGTTAGAGCAATCGTTGGGTCAGGCGCAGCTTGTAGAACTTTTTCTACAATGTCAGGTTTTGAAAAAATGCCTGTTGAGTGTTCAAACGCCAGATGATCTCTTTGAGTTGCATAAATCTTTAGGTTTGACAGGTGATTGTTTTTTCGGTTATGGTCTTCGTGATGAACTTGCTCGCAGGGGTAAAGGAACCTTCCAATTTCTTGTTCAACGACTGCTCGATGTTCTAAAACCCATCCTGAATGTCCCATTGGGTGATTTGGAAGTCTTAGCTGAACATACCCGCCCTTGCACACACGCTTTTCAACACCCTTATCAAAAGGATAGGTTAATTCAAAGTGATCTTGAATTGTCAACTGGGTTTTCTTTTGTTGAGAGTGCAGGTGAGTTGCCATGTTATGATATTGAAGTTGAGGATGTGAATTGTTATATGACTTACACGGGCATTGTCAACAAGAACTGCTTCATAGGTTGGAACGAATTGACTAAACACCCTACTGGGGAGTTGTATGACAAAATGATGTCGGTGAACAGGTCTTCCTTTATTCCAGAAAGACACACTCCTAGAGATAGAAGTGGTGATTTTGTAACGCCAGATAAGAAACCCTTGCCTGAGATCCCACTCGAAGTTTTCAGCACAACTAACCCAAGTGGACCAGGACATAACTGGGTTAAGCGTCGATTCATCGACTGTGCAAAGAACGGGGAGGTTGTTAAGACCGAGGTTGAGGTTTTCAACCCAAGAACCCAAAAAGAACAGGTGATGATTAAGACTCAGGTTGCCATTTTTGGCTCTTACCGAGAAAACATTTATTTATCGCCAGAATATATTGCCGAACTTGATATGCTAACCGAGCATGACCCTAACCTAAAGAGAGCATGGCTTTATGGTGATTGGGATGTTACGGCAGGTGGTGCATTGGACGACCTTTGGACTAGCAGTGTTCACATTCTTCCTAACTTCAATATTCCTGCAAACTGGTATGTTGACCGAGCTTTTGACTTAGGCGCAGCACACCCGTTTAGTGTTGGATGGTGGGCCGAGGCTAATGGAGAGGAAATTGAATTGCCAGATGGGCGACTTTTTTGCCAGCCTAGAGGGACTTTGATAAAAATAGATGAATGGTACGGTGCGAAGGAAATAGGAACAAACAAGGGTTTAAAATTGAGCCCAGAGGACATTGCTGTGGGCATAAAGCATCGTGAAGTTCTAATGATGGATAAAGGAATTATCAAAAGACAACCTAGACCTGGGCCTGCTGACAATGAGATTTCAAGTGTGAAGATCGCAGGACACGACACGGTTGAGCAAATGATGGCCGACAAAGGTGTTCGTTGGACGAAATCTGATAAATCGGCAGGTGCCAGAAAGCATGGTTTGCTCTTGATGAGACAGAGGTTGCAAGCGTCTTTGAGACAAGAGGGACCTGGGCTTTATTTCATGAGGGCTTGTTCTGCTTCCATTCAGACTTTACCATCATTACCAAGAGATGAAAAAGACTTGGACGATGTTGACACCCATGCTGAAGATCATGCCTATGACGAGGCGAGGTATAGAGTATTAGCAGGGAGCAATAGAATGGCTAAGAAGATCAAATTCACTTTCCCGAATTAACTATGCCAAACTTCCGATATATCTGCAATCCAATCCGACCTTACTTGGAAATATACAAGTTAATTCGAGATTGCATTCAAGGTCAGCACAAGGTAAAGAAGGCAGGTGATTTGTATTTACCAAGGCCGAACGCAAGCGACACTAGCGTTGAGAACGAAAATCGTTACAAGGCTTATCTTGAGAGGGCCGTTTTTTACAATGTGACAAGCCGAACACTCACAGGTTTGACGGGACAGGTTTACAACAGGGAGCCTGTTTTTGAAGTTCCTGATTACATGAAACCGATTGTAGAAAATGCCGACGGTGCAGGGATTAACTTGGTCCAATTGTCAAAGAGATCGACGGGATTCACCCTGGCTTACGGTCGAAGTGGTTTGTTTATCGACTATCCTTCAACGCAAGGGCCTAGTTCTAGGGCTGAACTTGAGATGGGAAACATCCGACCTACGATCAATGTGTACGCTCCTTATGACATTATCAATTGGAGAACTACGGTTAGGGGTGCAAAAGAGGTACTGTCGCTAGTGGTGTTGAAGGAGAAGGAGAAGTCTTGCGAAGACGGATTTGAGGAAAGCACCCAAGACCGTTACAGGGTGTTGAGATTGGGTACAATCGAAGATGCTCAAAACGGCACTGAGGCTAACGGATTTTACAATGTAGAGCTTTGGCGGGACAGTGGTGGTGAGGCTCAGGTTTACGAGTCTTACACTCCAACCGACGCTAACGGCAACCCTTTGCGTGAGATTCCGTTTATCTTTATCGGTTCTGAAAACAACGACCATGAAATTGACAGACCTCCTCTTTATGACATGGCTGTTTTGAACATAGCTCATTACAGAAATTCTGCCGATTATGAGGAGTCGTCATTTATTGTGGGCCAACCCACACCTTACTTTTCTGGTTTGACTGAAAATTGGGTTTCTGAGGTGATGAAAGGTGTCATCCATTTAGGCTCAAGGTCGGCAGTCCCATTGCCAGAAAACGGCAGTGCAGGCTTGCTCCAAGCCAACCCGAACATAATGCCTAAAGAGGCGATGGACCATAAAGAAAAGCAGATGGTTGCTATTGGTGCAAAGCTTGTGGAAGAACGGGAAGTGCGACGAACTGCAACCGAAGTTGTTTTGCAAAATTCATCCGAAACCTCGATATTGACTTCCGTTTCAAAAAATGTCAGCGAGGCTTATCAAAGGGCACTTCGCACATGCGATTTGTTTATGGAAGGTACCTCAAATTCAGAAGATATTAAATTTGAGCTGAACACCGAATTTGATATTGCAATGATGAGTCACCAAGAACGCTTGCAATTGATGAGCGAATGGCAAGGTGGTTTGCTTACATTTAGTGAGGCTAGAGGTGCTCTTAAAAAAGTAGGCGTTGCAAAGCTTGATGATGCCGAGGCAAGACGCACAATAGACGCAGAAAGGCCAGAACCAGTAGAACAACCTAACCAAAACAATTCCCAAACGA